ACTGAAGTTGATGCAAATGGTGAGAAAGAACTTATCCCTGTTTCACAATTAGTTGCAAATGCATTAGTTGATGCTAAAAAGACCTTGACAAATTATAAAAATTAGTATATAGTTATAATTATGAGTGGAATGCATCTATTGCCTGTTTATTATTCGACAACGAATAATCGTAAGCGCAAACAAAAGAAGAAGACGGCCTCTGTCCTAGAGGCAGAACGTCAACACGCAAAATTTCTAAAGAAGATGGGTATAGGCTCTCGTAGCTCAGTTGGATCAGAGCAACGGCCTTCTAAGCCGTGGGTCACAGGTTCGAGTCCTGTCGAGAGTACCAATAATAAAGGGGGGTGTAGCTCAGTTGGGAGAGCGGGTGCTTTGCAAGCATCAGGTCAGGAGTTCAATTCTCCTCATCTCCACCAAGATCAGTTTTATCATAAGTCTTCTGCTAAACCAGAACCAAATGTGTATAGTGGTGAACGTAGACTTATCGGTATTGCTACAATGCATAAATCTAACAGTGTCCCTATTTTTGAGGACAACAAAGAACTTGCAACAGAGATTGCAAAAATGAGGAGATAAAATGAGAGTTGATGTAAGAAATAATAATGTTGATCAAGCCTTGCGTATTATGAAGAAGAAATTGCAATCAGAAGGTTTCTTTAATGAATTAAGGGAACGAGAACATTATGTATCTAAGGGTGAAAAACGCAGACATGCAGCTGCTGCGGCAAAACGTAGGCATAAAAAAGATGCTGCAAAACGAATGGAAGAATTGGGTTACTAAATGGAACTAAAGGATCATGAGAATCCTTCTACAACGTCCACCCCACTAAAACACCAACACCCGTTAAGTTGGTGGCTGAAGTGGGTATCGTCACTGATTTTGATTGTTGCAATGATTGTTACTACAAACAACCTATATCCCTACAATATGTTTCTACAGTTTATAGGGGTTAGTGGTTGGTTGTGGGTAGCAATTCTCTGGAACGATAGGTCACTAATTGTTGTGAATGCGGTTGCATGTGCAATTTTTCTCAACGGTATCTTTCAATATTTCCTAAAGGGATAAATAGTAACATGGCACGAAAGAAAATAACTGCTACCACAGACAACAGTGAATGGAAAGCGCCTAAGAAACGCAAAGCTCGTAAACCTATGACTGATGAGCAGAAAGTTGCAGCATCAGAACGTCTTGCTAAAGCACGGGAAGCACGGGCAGAGAAAAACCCTGATTATGGTATGTCTGGTTTAGCAGATAATCTTCACAATTTGCCTGATGAATATCCACTTAGTCCAAAGAAAGTTAGACAATGGATTAAAACACAGAAAGAATTGCTGCGATCTGAAAAACAAGCAATGAAACAAAATATTAAAGGTTCTATTGCTCAAGCTGCTAGTCATGAGGGATACATTCGGTCCATGCAAAAATATTTGCGAGATGGTGATTGGGTAGATGTTTTTTATGGTGAACATCAAGAGAAGAAAATAGGTAGACGATGTGTCGCTCAAGCATACTACTGGTATGGCCCTAAGAAGGGGCAACCAAAATATGATGTTGGTGTATTTTATCCATTACTTGGTGGAGTATATACACAGGAAATGTTGGATAAAGATAATTCCATACCAGAACATGAAGGAAGGAAGTCAGATGACTCCAAAGGAAAAAACAGGAAACGTGATAAAGGGTCCGTGGGCAAAAAGAAAAGTAAAGCCTCTTGATGAAGAAGCTCTTGCTCGCCGAGAAGATATGGCCTTTGCAGATGATTTGTGTCAAACACTACTTATTCAAATGATCCATACAATGGATGATAATAACATTGATGTTGGTCAGAAATCTTTTGCTCAAGACATGTCTCTTATTATTGAGTTGACAAAGGGGTGTATATATAGGGATATGTCGCTAGAACATCCTATTCATAAGATGGTTGAATCTCTTGTTGAGATGTCAGAAGAAGAGGATAATAATTTTACTGCTGAAATCAAAGAAGATGCTGTTCAAAAATTTATTGATATGATGGAAAGTGAAGATGATGACGGTCCAGAAATTCCATAAGCCATTTAGTCCTATGATTATGGAATCTTCTGTTCCAGATAAATTCTTAGATATTGTCAATGATACTGCTGACAAAGTTCTAAGTAGTGAAACTGCGAGTGTTGAATGGGATTGGTCGCATATGCTTGTTGGTAAAGTTCATAAAGAAGTTCAAATTCCCATTAGAAAAAAAGAACATAGGGAGTTTCTTTTTACCACTATGAAGAGCGCATGTGTTGATTATCTTAAAGAGAGTATCAAAAACAACACTTCTTATGGTTGGAAAAAGATTGCTAATAACACAGAACCTACTATAGACAATATTCATTTGACCCATAGTTGGGTAGTAAGTCAGTATGCTGGAGAATATAATCCTTGGCATCATCACACTGGGGATTTCTCAGCTGTTGTATATCTTAAACTACCACCTAAAATGAGTGAAGAAGTTGAAGAAGATTTTAAGGATCATTATCCAGCAAATGGATTGATAGAGTTTATGTTTGGAGAGAGCCAAGAGTTTCGTAGTGATAATTTAAAGTTTAAACCAGAGTTGGGTAAGTTGTTAGTCTTTCCTTCATGGCTAAGACATTTTGTATATCCTTTTAAGTGTGAGGGTGAAAGAAGAAGTATGAGTTTCAATGCTCATATGGTAAATAGAGAGAAATAATAATTATGATATTAGTTGATATGAATCAGATTTCAGTTGCATCTGTAATGATGCATCTGCACATGACAAAGCAGACCAAACCTGATGAGGATATGGTTCGCCATATGATCCTTAATTCCATACGCATGTATCGTATGAAATTTTGTGATGAGTATGGTGAGTTGGTTCTGTGTTATGACTCCAAGCACTATTGGCGTCGAGACTACTATCCAGAGTATAAGAATAATCGTAAGAAGACTAGGGATTCTTCTAGCAACGATTGGGATGCTATCTTTGAAGTTCTAAACGCCATCAAGGCTGAACTAAAAGAGTTTTTCCCATATAAACACTTGGAAGTTTATGGCGCAGAGGCCGATGATATCATTGCTGCACTAAGTGGTGAATTGGAGTTTGACAGCGGTAAGACACTGATTCTGTCTGGTGACAAGGATTTCATTCAGTTGCAAAAGTTTCGTAATGTAACACAGTATAGTCCAATTACCAAAAAGTTTATTAATGGCCAAGACCCAAATGATTATCTTAATGAGCATATTCTAAAGGGCGATAGTAGTGATGGTGTTCCTAATGTGCTATCACCAGACAATACTTTTGTAGATGGTCTTCGTCAGAAACCCCTAAGTAAGAAGAAGATTGCTGCGATGATTGGTGGTGAATTTCCAAATGATGAAGTCAAACGTAATTTTCAGAGGAACAAAAAATTGATTGATTTGGATAAGTCACCAACATCCTTACTTTCGGAATGTGTTAACGCTTACAATGCAGCACCAGAAGGTGATCGTAGCAAACTACTAAATTATTTTACACAAAAGAGGTTACGCAACCTCGTTGAATCGATAGGAGAATTCTAATGGCGATAGACACATATACTCTAAGTTTTGCAGAGATTTTTAGTAAGGTATCAAAAATTAAATCAAAAAAGGAAAAGGTTTCCTTTTTAAAGCACTATCAAACGGATGCTCTTCGTATGGTGGTTAAGTCTTCATTTGACCCTAAGATTGTATGGGCCCTTCCAGAAGGTGAGGTTCCATTTAGACCTAATGATGCACCAGAAGGTACAGAACATAGTAATTTGTCCTATGAGGCTCGTAAATTGTATCATTATATTCAAGGTGGTAATCCAATATTAACACAATCTAAAAGGGAATCTATGTTTGTTGCATTGTTAGAAAGTTTGCACCCAGATGAGGCTGATATTCTTGTTGCAGCAAAGGATGGATTACTTCATCAGAAATATAAAGGATTATCCAAGAATGTCGTAATGGAAGCATTCGATTGGGATGATAATTACATGGTTGTAGAGCAAGAAAAATATCCTCAAACTCCCGGCTTAGCAGCAGGTTAATATAACTTTTTTTGAGTTTTCTTTGTTTTCAATGGTTTAGGTGCTACGATTTCTATTGACAAACCCTATTTTATGATGTATACTAAGGTATAAACTGAGAAAACAAGAGAGGTTATTGATATGTGGACGTTTGCTGTGACTGAAAAGAGTACTGCTCTGAGAAATATTCGTGAGACTGATCCTTCAAGATATACTGCAATTTGTAAGATTCTTGCCGAGGAAGAGATCGAATGTGGATATGAGACTATTCCTCTTGAGTATGCATATGATCTTGCTGATAAGGGGCCTAGTCCCGAAGATGCAGCGTTTGAGACTGAAATGAAGGCTGCTGCTAATAGGGTATTGTCATCTCTGACCCCAAGGGAAGAAAGGGTTATTCGCCGTCGGTTTGGTATGGGTGTTCCTGATGCCACTCTTGAAGAGATTGGTATCGATTTTAGTTTAGCTAGTGAACGGATTCGGGGAATTGAAGCCAAGGCGCTTCGCAAGTTGAAGCACCCTTCACGTTCAAAGAAGATTATTCCGTTTATTTCTGAAATTGCTGCTTAATTAGTTCTTGACAAACCCTAATTCGTATGGTATACTTAATTATAAACTGAGGAAACAACGAAAGAGATTGCTATGAATAACGAAATGACCACCCTGATTGAGAACATCAAAGAAGACTACCTCAACTGGACGGCGCGATGCGCTGATGCTAAGGGTTGTGTGACCCTGAGCGAAACCAACAAAAAGATGATCGCCGAGTTCAATGAAGGAATTACCTACAAGACGGGTTCCAAATACATCAAAATCACCAGAGAACGTAATGGCGTTTGGGGCTTTGTTGTCAACACCGACAACGACAAGAAGTTCAAGAAAGGTGATATTCTGAAAGCCGCTGGTTATGCTGCTCCTGCTCGGAACTTTGCAAGGGGTAATATCCTTGAAGATGGGTACATAAGTCGTTGGACGGGAGCTTAATTCTATCATGAGTATGTTCAAAAATTTGTTGATAGAAATGGAAGAGAATGCTGTTTTTCTTTCATATCAAGAATTCAAAAATCAATATGCATATGAAGATGCAGAAGATGTTTTTGAGAGTATCAATGGTCCAGATGAAGAAGATAGGTCAGGCCTGTTGCGTTTTTTAAAAGTCAAAGAGGAAGTTAAAAATGTTTAAGTTTGTGATTGGTATATGTACCGTTATTGCTGGAGTTGCTGCAACTGAAGGAACTGCTGACCTTTCTACTGCCATCTTGCTTGCTACTGTTGGTAGTATGATTATGGTATGGAGTCTGTATGATATGTCAGAAAGTGGTGATTTGGGGTAATTTTCTTCTTGACAAATCCTATCCTATATGGTATACTTAGGTATAATCGGAAATCAAGGAGACAACATGCTTCTCAATATTAAAGGTTCTAATAAAGCAACACGGACTCTCGTTGACCGTGCTGCTTGGTGGTATGCTGAAAGGTTGATGGGTAAGCGTTTGATGAATGCTTTGGAAATCAACATTAATCTTAATCGCAATCTTTCCAGTAAATTTGATACAGAAGGAACATGTATCTGGGAAGATGAAGGCAGGCGTCCTAAAGAATTCACTATTGAAATTGATGCAGATATGAGCATTCGTAACATTCTAATCACCCTTGCCCATGAAATGGTTCACGTCAAGCAGTGGGCAAAAGATGAGATGTATGAGTATTATAATACTCCAAAGATGGTGCGTTTCAAGGGTGAGAGGATGCACATGGATAAAATTGATTACTGGGATTACCCTTGGGAAATTGAGGCATTCGGTCGTCAGTTGGGGTTGTTTGTTCGGTTTTGTGAAGACGTAGGAATTGCAGATCGTAAAGATATGAAGGAGGCTGCATGAACGGACTTGAAACGATTATGGTAGCTTTTGCTATGTTTGGCGTCACTACACATGATGAGCCTCCTTCTGCATCTGCTGAATGTCTTGCATTAAATATGTATTATGAGGCAAGGAACCAAGGTACTGCTGGTGTCCTTGCAGTTACCAATGTGGTTGTTAATAGGGTTAATGATGATAGGTATCCTAATAGCATCTGTGAAGTAGTGCAGCAGGGACCAACTAGAGCATCTTGGAAAGACCCCAAAGTGAGCTACCCCGTTAAGAACCGATGCCAGTTCTCGTGGTATTGTGATGGTAAAAGTGATGAACCAAAAAATACGGAGCAATTCACATATTTCTTGAATCTATCTCAAGGCATTTTGAATAACGAAATACCTTTCCTAGACATTACTGATGGGGCAACACACTACCATGCTGACTATGTGATGCCATCTTGGGCAAAAACTAAAACCAAAACTGTAGAAATACAGGATCATATTTTTTATAAATGGGAGACTAGATAATGATTCATAGGATGCTGTGTGATGTTCTACATGAAATGCGAGAATGTAATAAGACTCTAAACTTCTCCTACTTGCTAGGATTGGTAGAGGAAGTGCAAACTCTTGCAAATCGAATGGAAGCGAAGCTATACGATATAAAAGATTTTGAGCGCCTTCGTGATGACATTAAAGATTTGAAAAAGAAGAAAAAGAAGCTGGAAGAGAAAATAGAAGAGTTGGAAGAATGATGAAATATGGTGTTGGTAAATTAGAAGAGACTGAACTTGTCAAAATGCCGGGGTATGATGACATAGTAGATGTCAGAGAATATGTAACAGGCCCAATTGGGAGAAGGGGTGAAAGATTAAAAAAATGGTTGTTGACTAAAAGAGATGGCTTATATGTGATTGCTTATACTTTAAATAAAAATGGTTCGGTTGTTCGGATTTTTGGTAATAAGTATGTAGAAGACACTCCTTTGGGTGATAATGTATCGGAATCTATTTACTTTAATAGCATTACTCTTAATGCACCATCTAAAGGAATTTGGAGCTAACCAATGAACATTTTCTACCTAGACCGTGACCCCGTTATTGCTGCACAGATGATGTGTGACAAGCACGTTGTGAAGATGATACTGGAGAGCGCACAGATGCTCTCTACTGCACATCGTGTCCTTGATGGTGATGAATATGCTAACGAGATGGGACTATACAAACTGGCTCATAAGAACCATCCTAGTACCATTTGGGTGCGAACATCA